GCCTGGCACTTCGGGCGCAACCCGGACGATGAGATCATCGCTTGCTCGTACAACGTGGGCCTGGCGATGAGCTTCAGCCGCAAGGTGAAGGAGATTCTCGAAGACGAGGTGTATCAGAATGTGTTTACCACCCGGCTGAACCCGAATTTCCAGGGTGCTGAGGAGTGGGGCATCGACGGACGCCGTGGTGGGTATGTCGCAGCGGGTACCGGCGGCGGTATTACCGGCAAAGGGGCAACAATTCTGATCGTAGACGATCCGCTGAAGAACGCCGAGGAGGCGGACAGTGCGGATACGCGCGAAAAGCTCTGGGACTGGTACGGCTCGACGGCGTACACCCGGCTGGCGCCGGGCGGCGGCGTGCTGACGATCCAGACCTGCTGGCATGACGACGACCTGGCCGGGCGGCTGCAGAACGCCATGGCTGCGGACCCCGAAGCTGATCAGTTCGTCGTCGTGAAGTACCCGGCAATCAGTGAGACGGACGAGTACCTCGACTACGACACAGATTTAATTGTCCCCGAACCCCCGGTCAACGGCCGCCTGGTCCGCCTAAAGGGCGAGGCGCTGCACCCGGCACGCTACGACCTTCAGAAGCTGAGTCAGATAAAACGTACCATCAGCCCGAGGTTCTGGTCAGCGCTGTACCAGCAGAACCCGGTGCCGGATGACGGGTCGTATTTTCTCAAGGAACAGTTCCGGCGCGGTACGCTGCCCGCCACCTCCCGCTGCAATGTGTTCATTTCCTGGGACTTCGCCATCAGCGAGAAGAAGCAGAACGACTACACGGTCGGGACGGTGTTGTTGCAGGACGAGAACGACGTGGCCCACGTCGCTGAGATCGTCCGGTTTAAGTCCGGCGACGCTCTGTTTATCGTCGAAGCGATCCTGAACCTGAGTCAGAGGTGGTATAGTTCAGGGCAACAGATAGGCTTTGAAGATGGCCAGATTTGGCGCGCCATCGAGGCATTATTGAGGAAACGGATGAGAGAACTCAAGGTTTATCCCTCCATCACGGTGCTCAAGCCGATTACGGACAAGCTCGCGCGCGCCCGGCCGCTTCAGGGGCGCATGCAGCAGGGGATGGTGTCGTTCAGCGACAGCGCCGAGTGGTATGACGCCTGCCGCAACGAGATGTTGAGGTTTCCGGCCGGGGTTCATGATGACCAGGTCGACAGCCTGGCTTGGGCCATACAGATGGTCATCGGGCGTGAGCCGCCCCGCAAGATTAAAACGAAGGAACCCGAATCATGGCGCGACAAGATGCGGCTGTCCGGAGCCCACGGTTCTTTCATGAGCGCATAGCCATGACGACCCTACCAGACTCGATCGTCGCGATGGGTATCCCGCCGGTTGAAGTCGCCTGCGCCCTCGCCGCCATGGGGCTGGCAGAGTTTGACGGCTTCCCTGGCCTGGCGCAGTGGCGGTGGAACCGCGTAGCACTGGATGAGCTGTCTGATCTCGGCCAGCGCGCGCTGTTTGAAACTTTATCCCGTTCGAATACGAGGTCGATCCAATGAACCCGCCCAAGGAGCTCCATCATGCCAGTTAACTCGAAGCTCTCATACGACACGTTCACGAGATATGCCCGGGCGCGGGACGGCGGGCACACGAAGTTCATCGAGAAGAGCGACAAATGTGAGCGCTATTTCGCTGGTGACCAGTGGGAAGCCTCGGACAGAGCCATCCTCGAAGCGGTACGTCGTCCAGTGCTCACAATCAACAAGATTTTGTCAACAATCGCGAATATTCTGGGTGAGCAGATCAATAATCGGGCTGAAATCAGCTTCCGGCCCCGTTCCGGCGCCCCTTCGGCAACCGCTGAAGTCTTAACAAAAGTGTTCAAGCAGATCAGCGACAACAACCAGCTCGATTGGAAGCGCAGCGACATGTTTGCTGACGGGATCATCTCCAGCCGGGGGTTTCTCGACGTGCGCATGGGCTACGGGGACAGCGCCACGGGCGAGGTGCAGATTGAGAACATCAACCGCAAGAATGTGATCATCGACGCGGATGCCGACGAGTACGATCCAGACAGTTGGAGCGAGGTGTTCACCACAAAATGGGTCACTGCCGACGACATCGCGGTGAACTACAACAAGGCGGATGCCGAGCTGCTCAGAAACCGCGACAACAGCGCGTTTCCATACGGCTACGACAGTATTCAGATGAACCGCGACCGCTTTGGCGAGGGGCAGTACCCGGCGTACACCGGTAGCAGCGACGACTCTGACGTGCTGCGCAGCGTGCGCGTGATCGAGCGCCAGCACCGGGTGCTGGACAAGCAGAAGTTCTTCCTGTCGCCGCAGACCGGGGACATGCGCCCGGTGCCGGAGGAGTTCGACCGCAACAAGATCGCCCTGTTCGTGGATAACTACGGCTTTCAGGTGGTGAACAAGCTGGTGCGGCGCATCAAGTGGACCGTGATAGCAGATAACGTCGTGCTGCACGATGAGTTCAGCCCCTACAAGCACTTCACCATCATTCCGTACTTCCCGCACTTCCGCTACGGCAAGACCATCGGCCTGGTCGAGAACTTGCTCGGTCCGCAGGAGCTGCTGAACAAGACCACCAGCCAGGAGCTGCACATCGTCAACACGACGGCGAACAGCGGCTACAAGATCAAGGCCGGCGCGCTGACCAACATGACGCCGCAGGAGCTGGAGGAGAAGGGCGCGCAGACTGGTCTCGTGATCGAGCTGAACGACATGGAGGGCTTGGAGAAGATCACTCCGAACGTCGTACCCAGTGGCTTGGACCGGATTAGTTATAAAGCGGAAGAGAGTATCAAGACAATCTCCGGCGTATCCGACAGCATGCAGGGGATGGACCGGGCGGACGTCGCCGCCAAGGCGATCCAGGCCAAGCGCCAGGCCGGTAGCACCAATCTGGTCAAGCCGCTGGATAACCTGGGCCGCACAGACTTCTTCCTGGCGCGTAACATTCTGGACTTGGTGCAGGAGTTCTACACTGAAGAGCGCCTGATGACGATCACCCACGACCAGACCACCAACGAGCCTGAGACTTTCAGCATCAACCAGCCGAACCCTCAGAGCCAGGATGAGTACGAGCAGAGCGAAGAGGATGCGGGCCCGTACCAGGAGATCATCAACGACCTGACGCTGGGTGAGTACGACGTGGTCGTCAGCTCGGTGCCGCGTCGCGAGACGATGGAGGACAGTCAGTTCGAGCAGGCCATGGCGCTGCGCGAGGCAGGTGTCCTCATCCCGGACAACGTGATCATCGACGCCAGCCGCCTGAACAACAAGAAGGACATCATCAAGCAGATGCAGGGCGACCAGACCAGCCCCGAGGCGCTGGCGGCAAAAGAACTTCAGTCAAGGGGCCAGCAGGCAGAGGTTGCCAAGACCGAGGGCGACGCTGCTTCGAAACACGCCGACGCCGGGCTCAAGCAGGCTAAAGCCGGGGAGGCTACGGTCCGGGCTCAGGTGTTGGCGAACACGCCGATCGAGCCCCCGGCCGGGCCGAAGGGTAACCCGGAGCTGGAGATGGCCCAGGCAGAGTTCGAAGCAGACATGAAGGAGCGCGAGTTCGCCCACAAGCAGCGCATGGACATGATGGAGCTCTCCCGCAAGAAGCAGGAGACCGACGACAAGATAGCGATCCAGGCGAACGACGCGAATCAGAAGCGCATGGACGCGCGCATCGCCAAGGCGCAGGACGCAGCGAAGACCGCCGCCAGCGGCAAACCAGTTCCCAACCGCACACGACGGCCTACGGTCAAGTCGTGAACTTTAACCTACTGAAAGCACACCATGGATGAACCACTGATTGACCGCGGCGACAGCCTCGAGCCCATAGTACCCGTCGAGAAGATCGAGCCCGACATCAAGGCAGACCCCGTCGTCAAGGCGCTGGTCGACGAGCTGGACGCTGAGGCCAAGGCCAAAGTTGAGCCCGAGCCCGTGCCCGAGCCTGAGCCCAAAGCTGAGGACAAAGACACTCGCATCCCGCAGGCCCGCCACAAAGAGATTCTGGAGAAGGAGCGGGCCAAGCGCGCCGATGTGGAGCGCCAGCTGGCGCAGTACCAGAATGGTGGCCAGATTGCGGACGTCAACGCCGAGATCAACGCGGCTGAGAAGGCGGTTGATATTCTCTGGAAGGAGTACAACGCTCTGATTTCCGAAGGCGAGCAGGACAAAGCGCTGCTCAAACAGCAGGAGATCACCCGCACCGAGCGCCAGATGGCTGAAGCCAAGAGCGACATCAAGATTCATGCGGCTGAGATTCGCGCCACTGAGCGCGCGCGGTACAACACCACGCTGGAACGCATTGAAACCGCTTTTCCGACGCTGAACCCGGATCACGCGGACTACAGCGAAGAAACCATGACAGAAGTCGTGGAGCTGAAGGAGGCCTACGAGTCGAGGGGCCTGACGCCCACCGCCGCGCTGCAGAAGGCGGTCAA